TAATCATGGCTCAGATCAATATCGGTACGGACGCGAACACCTCACTGTTAACCGCACCAAGCAGGGTCACTAACTTCACTGGTGCATACCTGTTCAGTATCGATGACCAGCCTGGCGTAGTTGCCGCAAACAACTTCGTCAGCCTGTTCAATCCCGTGGCCAGCGGCAAGTTCCTGTACTACCTCGGTGCATATGTCAGCACCTACGTGACCGGCGGTGGTTCCACCACTCGCGAGTCTATGCAGGGACATGCAATCACAGCCGCAAGCGCTGGGACGCTTCAGGCGGCTAGTGCTATCTTCAAGTTCGACTCCACATATGCGAATGCCGGAGCCGAGGTTCGTACTGGCAATCCAACTGTGACCATCGGTCCAAACGTGTTCAACTCTCCACCTCCGATCAACACCAGCACCGGACAGTATGTCCATGCGATTGGTGCTGGACTCCTTGAGTTCGGTGGCCCAGTGAAGATTCGCCCAGGCGAGGGCCTGGTCTTCACCACTGACGCCGGTAACACCAACCAGACCTGGAACATCTCCATTGCATGGGCGGAGGGAACCTGATGCTTGATAATGCATCAAACTTCAGCAATGCTGAGTACTTCAACGGTAGTGCAACTGCAACGGGCAGCGTCGTAACGCTGCCAGCCAACCGCTACTTCTCGTGCGACATTCAGCTCTCTGTCGCACAGTCGGGAGCTGGTACTGCAACTGCATCCGTTCAGTACAACACTTCGGGTGGAACCTTCTCCCCCGCTGACAACTCGATCGTAGCAAGGATCCAGGCTGTCGGACTTCTCGGAGTCTCTTCCGCAAATGCGGACACCGTTACTCTCGCCGGTTACACCGGAAGTGGTGGTGCAACTCTAGACTTCACCCTGTCCGGTACCGGATCCTGCGTCATCAACGGAGTGCTTCAGTAATGACCGTGACACTGGCGGACATGAAGGGCCGCATCAAGCAGATGCTCCAGGGCTACACTCGCAACCAGGAGCAGATCACCTGGCTCACGTCCAACATGGCCGCCGGTGACACTTCCTTCAACGTCGATCCGGGAACCGCGAGTCTTGTAACTCGCGGTCTTGTGGAGATTGACAATGAGCTACTTCTTGTCAATACGTTCAATGCAACCACTGGACTTGTCCAGGTTGCCGCCAACACCAATGGACGTGGTGTTGAGAACACTGTTGCGGCATCCCACCTGACCAATGCAATCGTCAGGATGGACCCGGATTACCCACTTCAGCGAATCACTGAGGCGATCAACGATACGATCCAGTCCACTTACCCGGATCTGTACGTGATGAGCAACTTCGAGTTCACCAAGGTTGCAGCACGATACGAGTACGACATGCCAGCAGAGGCGGAAGACGTACTGAAGGTCATCTTCGACACCATCGGACCGTCCCGAGTGTGGCCACCTTCTCAGTCTTGGCGCTTCAACCCTCAGTCCAGCCAGATTCCGGAGGACGGATCCGCCACCGGTAAGTCTATTCAGGTGATGGACCAGATCATTCCAGGTCGAGACATCAGGGTGACTTACACCAAGAAGCCGGGAGTATTCACCTCCGACTCTCAGGACTATGAGACTACGGTCGGATACCCAGAGCGCACCATCGACATGATTCAGTTCGGTGCAGTCGCCCGACTACTGTCGGGCGTTGAGGCTGCTCGACTTCAGCAGAAGAGCATCGAGTCCACCGAGCGAGCACCACTGGTACCAACTGGTGCCGCGTCCAACGCCTCTCAGTACTACTGGAACATGTACCAGAAGCGACTGAATGAAGAGGTCGACCGTATCCACCAGCTCTTCCCGAGCTACCAGACGTTCCTCTCTTAGGAGAACCGGTGACACAGACTCGCTACTACAGTTCCACCGCACAGCCAACTGTCCTCACTGGAACTGTCACTCCGTCCCAGACCAACATCACTGTTCAGTCCACGGTCGGATTCCCTCCGACCGTTCCCTACCTGATCGCACTGGACTACGGCACTCCATCCGAGGAGCTGTCCCTGGTCACCCTTCAGGCTGGACTGTCCCTCACCGTCACGCGTGCGTACGACGGAACCGCTGCCGCTGGCCATGACGCTGGAGCCCCTGTGCGCCACGTTACAGCTGCCGTAGACTTCACTGAGTTCAATACCCACGGTGGGTCCGCTTCGGCCGTTCACGGTGTCGTGGGAGCCATCGTAGGTACCACTGACGTCCAGACTCTGACCAACAAGATTCTAACTACGCCAGGCCTCACCAACCCTGGCATCTCCGGTGCATCCACTACGATCGCCGGAACGATCGCAGACACTGCAACGTGGAACAGTGCTGGATCCACGCACAACAATGGTACGTATGCCACTCCGGGTATCACCAACCCGACGATCACCGGAACCGTAGGCGGTTCCGCTTCATACACTGCACCGACTCTGACCGGAACCGTTGTGGCATCCGCTGCAACGATTTCCTCTCCGACTGTGCGTGATGAGACTGTCATCAACTCCGCTATCGGAGTTGTGCCTGAGATCGTGAACGCTATCGCCGGTACTACTGCTGACATCTTCAAGACTCAGTTCAACGGCTCCGACAGGTTCAGGGTTCTGCCTACCAGCGGTGTCATTGCCAACGTGCCGAACACTGCTGTCAATGTGTACACGGGAACTGCTGCATCCGGATTCACCGGTAACCTCATCGATCTTCAGGTCAATGCGGTATCTCAGTTCAAGGTGAACCAGGCTGGTTCGGTCACTGCACTGGGATCGATGACCACCGGAACCAGCGGACAGTTCACCGTCTCCACTACTGGTGATATTGCAACCACCGGCATCGGAATGGTGCAGGGTAAGTACAAGACCGGCGACACCTCAAGGGCGTCGACCACCACGATGACTGCGGATCCCGATCTGGTCAATATCCCGGTCGTGGCAAACGGTGTGTATGTGGTTGATTGCAGCATCATCTACTCTGCCATCGATGCTGCGGACCTGAAGATTCAGTTCACTGCTCCGGCATCCACCGTCATGAACTGGCATGGTGGATGCCTTCCCACCACCTCCACCGGATCCACTGGTACGTACATCTATGACTGCCAGACCCTGGCAACCACCTATACTCCGGGTGGAGGAGATGCGGCAGGTAACGCAACCCAGATGATCCTGGACGTAAAGGGTCTCCTGCGAGTAGCCGGTACTGCTGGAAACTTCGGTATCCAGTGGGCACAGAACACCAGCAATGCAACTGCCACGATCCTTCGTGCCGGTTCCTACATTCAGCTCAATCGTATTGCGTAAGGATTATCCATGAGCGTAGTCCACTCCCTGATCCGCAGGGTTGTAGCGCCCCTCAGTGGTCGCACATCTGCGTCGTCCGGTCTGTACGTTCCATCGACCTACCAGTACGACTACGCCCTTGGTGGTGTTCCATTCATGTCGGGCGCGTCCGACTCGCGCCCGGATACTGAGGGACCCGTTCCTCAGCGCAAGGATCAGTTTGACAACTACAAGGATCCAGGCGAGTACTCGCTGAATCAGTGGTGGCTGCGCTCCCAGAACTCCTTTGTTGGAGGAGCGGGAGTGGTGTACCAGGACCCGGATACGCAGGGCAACAGCCTGAACATCAGGTATGCAAGCTCCATCGGAGTGGACCCGTTCTCCGATGCAGACATCCTGAGCCTGCTGCACCGAGTGGTCGACAACTCCATCACTGATGCAGATGCGGTGAACAGTGACCCGTTCTCCACTGGCTACAGTGGGGCGAGTGGAAATGACCTCTGGTTCGCCAAGGGGCGAACCATCACCAGCTACTCGGTGTCCGGCAACTCTCTGGTCACTCGTGGAGATGCTGTCATCCCTGCGGGAACCGGTCAGATCACCAAGGGTATGCCGGTTGTGGACAAGACCAGCGACTTCACTGCTGCCCCCGCTGCCTATGTGTTCTATGCGGACTTTGGTGGAGCAACCACCAACGGCATCTACAAGATCGTGGAGGGAACTCCACCGGTTGCCACTCGCATCTATGTGATGCCGGACACCATTGACTACGATGGCTGTCTCACCAAGGCCAAGGGTCTGCTCGCCTACGGGCGAGCCAACAAGCTGTACATGCTTGACCCCTATGCCGCAGTGGACACTGCACTACCGACCGAGAATGCCCAGGTTCCTGCCGACCAGTTCATCGTTGACGTGACCGACGGTCCAGACGGTGTGTATGTGGCGTCGAACTCCGGTACTCAGGGGTACATCTACAAGTCCACGTTCGACAGTGCCGGTATCGTCAACGGACTGTCCCTGATCGCGGTCATGCCCAATGGTGAGCGCATCAACAACATCGCCGGTTATGTGGGAACGTACATCGTCATCACGACCGAGACTGGAATCAGGACCGGACTGTTCAATGGTGGAGGTATCACCTACTCTCCACCGATCATCACCACTGGGGAAGCCCCCACTTCGGGTGGGGGCTTCGGAAGGATTGCCTTCTGGAAGGACAATGCCTATGTTGCGGTGAAGACCAGGCCTCAGCATGATGGTTCGTACGGACTGATGGCAGTCAACCTGTCCACCGTGAACAATGACAACAACACCGGTGGACAGTTCAATGCCTACTCCACGTGGACCTACCTGCCAGGGAACACCAACTCCATCAAGGATGTCACTGTTCTCACCGATGGACGCACGGTTCAGGTGACTCGCCAGAGTTCGAGCATCTCCCATGTGATGGTGGAACACAATACCGAACTGCTTGAGTCCGGGTATCTGATCACCGGTCGATGCAGGTTCAACACTGTCGAGCCGAAGCTGTTCAAGTACTTCTCTGTTCGTACTCCCACCCCGCTCGATGGTGAACTGGCCATCGACATGGTGGATGACCACGGAAACACGCTTCACTACATCACCTACGGTCCAACCCTTGATCCGGGTACTGATGATGTGTCGACTCCGATTCCAACCGGTCCTCACATCTACATGAGTCTGAAGTTCACCCTGTATAGGAACGCCTCCGATCTGACAATCGGAGGCGAGCTAGACTCTTGGCAGATCAAGGCACTCCCCGGAACTCTTAAGCAGAGGGAAATCATCAGGAACTTCCTCTGCTTCAACAACGAGAAGGACAGGACTGGCAACCTGGTTCGTGGGGATACTCAGGCACTCGACAAGCTGACCGCCATCCGTCAGATGTGTCAGCGTGGAGACACCGTCACCCTCCAGGATCTGGCTCAGAACATCTCTGACCAGGTGATCATTGACGACTACCAGTTCACCATGCCGACAACGCCTGGTCCGAACTCGGAGAACTATGGAGGATACCTGACTGTGAAGCTTCGCACTGTGGCGGACAGCGTTCCACCGATCTCCGTATCGGGAGACATCGAGGTGGAGTAATGGATGCGTCAACCATCATCACATTCCTGGTCGGAATAGCCGCCATTGCTGGCGGCTTCGTGGGCGGGAGGCAGACGACGAAGGCTCAGGCCGATGCCATCAATGCCATGCGCAACACGATTGACGAGCAGCAGAGGATCATCGATACCATCCCTGCCATGCGTGCCAGGATCGAACTACTCGAAAGCCTGGTAACCCAGAAGGCAAACGTCGAGCTTGTGATCGGTATCGTCACCCGCATTGAGGAGAAGCTTGATGACCTCACCACCTGAGTGGTTCGAGCGTGCTCTCATCGTGGCCACGAACGAGCGTGAGCGAGCCTCTGTGAGGCACGTACAGAGCGTGCTGAGGCTGCCTGAGACCGGAGACCTGGACGACCTCACGCGAGCCTCTCTACGGGGCTTCCAGGGCCTCTTCGGTATGCGTCCCACCGGCGTTCTGGACGCCGCTACAGCCATCAAGATTGAGGAAGTCAGGCATCGTCATGCTTAACAAGTTCTGGAAGGATGCGCTGGAGCGCATCGCATGGACTATCATCGCAGCGGCCATCCCAGCCGCTGCCTACTACGTGGATCTACTGCCACCACAGTGGATCCCGGTCGCTACCGTACTGATCACGGTAGTTAAGACTGTGGTTGCCGGACATGTCGGTAACCCAGACACCGCCAAGTTCGACAAGGAGAACTAATGTCCGGCTTTGACAACGCGTCCGAGACCGTCCGCATCATCGCGGCCACCGACACTGCAACCAACAACGACTATGTGATCTACGCCAAGGGAATCACCGGCAACATCACTCTGAACCTGCCAGCAGTGGCATCGATTCAGCCCGGTCGTCCGTACCGTGTCGTCAAGGATGCAGCAGCATTCACCGTGACCCTGGATGGATCCGGTTCCGAGACCATCAACGGTGCAACCACCCTGGTTCTTGCAGCTTCCGCATTCCACGGTGCGACCGTCGTAAACACCGGCACTGAGTGGGTTGCAGTCTCCACCTACTGAGTGAACAGAAGAAGCCCCCTCCAGTGGAGGGGGCTTCTTTGCGTTACTACTCGAACTCGGGGAGACTCTTCGTCTCCCCGTTCTCAGCCTGCTTGATGCCTGCGATCAGTCGCTCCTGAAGATTGCCGACCTCTTCCAGCATCTTCACGACCTCATTCTTCGTGCGCTCCTCGGCATCGTTCCACTGGTAGATGACCTCGTAAGCCACGTGACCGGGGTTGGCGTCATGGGCAACAAGCTCGTCATACTGCTCGGCATCGATGTGCCGAGCGACCGGCTCCATGAGCTCGGTGAACCAGGGCTCATCGGTGGGGTCGTCGAGGCCGTCGTACTTCGCGAGCTTGCCATCGACCTTCAGGATTGCACCCATGGCGCAGTAGCAGAGGCCTCCCTCATGGCTCAGCCACTCCATGGAACCCTTGTTCAGCCTGTAGCTGCCCTTGACGAGGGCAGCGGCTTCGAGGTAGACGTTCACTTCTTCTCCTTGGGCTTCTTGCGGAACGGGCTGTTCAGTACGAACATGTCGTGACGACTGCACGTCGGTGCATGAGACAGTGTACCTCCACACTCCTTACACTTCCTGTCGTTCCAGATGCCGGTCACTGGACCGGCCTCATCGGACAGTGTTCCGTGCGATGCCCCTGACTGAGACACCAACCACACTTGCTCACCGCTTCTCCCATCCGCCATTGGCGAGGCGAACCCAACCAGCATTGATGGCGTTCACCGTGCACACGTGATCACAGAAGGGATACCACTTGACGGTGGCGAGCTTCTCCTCGCAGTGTGCGCAGTACTCCGGAGGAATGTGCTTCATCAGATCTCCTTGATGACGATCGTGCCACCCTTGTTACTCACGTAGGCGACGCGCTCACCGTGAGAAGGAGTGGCCTTCCTGTACTTCTCGCCCAGCTCCTTGCGAGTCTTGATGATCTCGCTCACCACAGCCTGAGCCTCATTGACAGTGGAGAATGGACCCTGCGACCAGAGTCCGGACTCGTCACTGCGCTTAACCGTGAAGCTCATAGTCATCCCATCCGAGCGTCAGGCAGCAACCGCACTCATCGAACATGGGCACGAGCTTCTCGATCTTGTAGGTCGTCTCGCTCTGCCACTCGTGGATGAGCTTGCCGTTGTAATCGAACCGGCGACGAACCTTGATCCCGCTCTCGCCAACACGCTTGGCGGCATGGACCCTGACGTACGGTCCATCGATGGAGCCACTGCCGAAGACGACACGGTAGAACTCTGTGCCATCGGCGAAGTACCGAGCGTTAGACACGAACCCACTCCATGTCCAGGGTGAATGCACCATTGTCCTGAGCCTTGAGGACCGGCGTCAGCTTGCGGATCTCGAACTTCCGCTTGTCCTCGGGAGAGCCGAACCACTTCGAGCTGTAACTGACGAACCACTCGTCGTAGCCGGAGGCCACATTGCGAGCAATGCCAGGAGTGGAGTAGGTGCCTCCATACTGGTCGCCATCGCTCTTCTTGAACACTCCATAGAACTCGGTGTTGCTCATACCGTGATGCTCCTGTTCCTCGGGACGAAGCCCCCGCTAAGGGGGGCTTCGATGTACAGCTGATTGGCCACGTTGTTCTCAAGGGTGGCCACCTTGCGTTCCAGTTCCTCGACCTTCTCCTCCAGCGCCTTCACATTGGCAAGCGCTGCACGGATGTCGAACATCTCATCCCATGTCATGGGGTCTTGCCGCAGGAGCGGCACACCTCCTTGTGGGCATTGACGGGACCGTGCATCTGCCGACTCGTGAAGTCGGAGAGCTTGTGCTCACGATTCTGAACCTTGCACCATCCGAGGTTTGCCATTATCGCCTCTCCTGCTTCATCTTCTTGCCGCAGTCCGCGCACTTCTTGGTGAGTGGGTTGACGTTGAAGATCGTGTGCTCTCGTCCCGTCCTGGAGCAGAACGGAGGATCGTAGATTGCCACTTAGGTTGATCCATTCTTCGCGGCGAGCACCAGGATGATGAGTCCGAGTAAGGTGCCCGCGACCAGTAACAGTGTGGGTCCGCAGCCGCCGCCTTGCGGCTGCTTCTTGTGTGTACTCACGTCCGCATGGAAGGATTCGAACCTTCAGTCTTCTCCTTAGGAGGGAGGTGCCTTATCCGTTTGGCCACATGCGGAGGGAATGATACCCAGAAGGTATCATTCCGTCATTCAGTTGTTTCGATGCCACCAGCACGACTTGCAGTCGGGGTGATGGCCCATCCCTGTGATGGGATGCTTGTCACAGCACGGAGACTTGGGTCTCCACTGACATGGTTCCTGCTGGCCATGAATGGGACAGCGTGATGGCTCACTCATGACTCGTCCATGTCATCATCGTAGTCCCAATCCTCGGTACGATCGGGACCATCGTCCGGCTCTTCGAGTGGCCACTCTTCCCAGAGGTCACCCATCATCGTCCAGTCCGGATCGGGCTGGTGATACAGGCTCATGCTATCAGACCCCTCACCTTGTCCTCGCCATACTTCAGGAAGTAGCTGTTCACATCTTCCTTCTCCGGCAGTTCGATAAGAACTGCCTTCGACTTCATCTCCTTCACAACCTTGTTGCCAAGGTTCCTTCCCGCTGCATCACCGTCACAGAAGACATAGATGTGACGGTAGTCGCAGAGAACAAGAGGCCACCATTCCTGCCAGTGCTCAGCCCCGCCGATACCGACGGCGGGGAGTCCACACATTGACAGTGTGATGGTGTCGATCTCTCCCTCTGTGACGCAGATGTCACGCCCTTCGAGGTGGAGATCGCTTACCCCGTACAGGTGGGTGATCTGTCCGTACGGTTTCCAGTACTTGGAGTGCGACCAGTTCTTGTTGAGCGCCTTGACCCTCTTGTCTTCATCCTTGCAGTTGTGATCCTCGATGCACCTGAAGGCGACCGCAACCACTCCAGCGGGGGTGACGTAGGGAATGCAGAGCCTACCCTTCGCCCTCTTGTGCTCCGGAATCGCATTCGCCCTCACGTACCCAAGTCGCCTTGAACGCGCGGTAGCTGAATCGATTCCCCGCTTCTCCAGATACGGAAGAACCTCCGCGAGATCCTCCTCGTACTGAACCACTGCTAGTTCCAGTGATTTCTTCTGCTCGTCTGAGAGCATCCCCGAATCCGACTCCTTCCAGCTTCATGATGATCTGAGCTACGTTCCCCCTGGTTCCACACGAGTAGCACCGGAAGATGTGCTCATCCGTGGTCTTGACTGATCCGGATGCGTCACTGTCCGCATGCCCGGTGACCTTCTCGTGAAAGGGGCACTTGACTGAGTGCCAGTGCCGATCCTCTTCGGGAGGATCGGCACCGAACAACTCGAACAGTTTGCCGATCGGGAACCGGGGGAAGTCCTTAGTCGTCCGTCCCATACATGGTCCTGAACTTGAACAGTTCACGGATGAGTCGCCTGAACTCATCGTGATCCATCATGGCTACCCACTTGTCCACCTTGGCCTCACCGTATCCGGTAGGCCTGGCAATGACAACGGGATACTCACCCTCGGGACAGCCAGTGCGAGCCTGCTTGAGAGCCTTCGTGGGATTGAGTTCACGAGTGGCCTTCACCTCGAACCAGATACCCGGAGTCTCCAAGAGATCCTCGCCCGGAAGGCTTGCTGCCACCGGGCGAATGTCCGGGAAGTCCTCACGCCAGAAGTCTGCTGCGAAGTCCTGGGACTTACGGCCCCGGGTGACCCTGCCTGTTGCCATCTGCCTTCCTCTGCTCGTTCCACCTGTCGAACGTCTTGAACCATCGCAGGTGATTCACGCTGTGGAGTGCACCGTCAGACAGTGCGAACTTGTACAGACTCTGAATCTCCTCATCACTCCACCCTTCACGTGCGAAGTGTGCGATGAACTTGATGGAGTTAGGACCTACCATTGAGCTTCTCCGCCTCCTTCTTGATGAGTTCGAGAAGCTTGTTGGTGTAGTAGTAGTCACTGATGGAGTCGTTGGCAATGCACATCAACTCCTCCTTCGTCAGCTTCAAGTTGTAGTCGTGATGTTGCGCGGGCGTCCTTGTTAGCATCACGGATAAGCTCCTTAGTTGCACCATTGCTGCGCCGGAGCGCGGTACCCTCGGAACGATTGTGAGGATACCGCGACTCACGGAACTTCTTCAGTCCGTTAGCGGACTTCACGCTCACGCCAGGCAGCGTAATTGTCCGTCAGTGGACCTCGACATACCTCGTTGCCCGACTGCCAGCGGTCACACAGGGTGTATTCGCTGGGGTCGTTGTCACACTTGTCACCCTGGCAGTTCATCAGAACCACTGCCCGCACTTCTGGCAGATCATACCGCCGGACTCGGCGGGCTTCGCCTTGCCGTCACAGAACGGCTGAGGACACTTAGTCACTTCGGATCCACCATCTTGAAGTCGCGCTCGATCACGTCATACTCCACGTAACGACCGCACTTACACACATGCTTACCGCCCGTGTGCATGTACACGTGCTGGCCGTCCAGCCGATTGGGGCACTTGCTCATCTGATTTCCCTTCACTGGGGACCGGCCCTCAGTCCGCACTTCTGGCAGTACATGCCACCCTTGCCATTGCTGATCCACATGTGTGCGGTACCAGCTCCAACGGGACAGCTCACTTCTCGTACTCCTTCCACTTCGGAGTCAGGGAGATCTTCATGATCTCCGTGAAGCAGTGAACACAGCGCACAAAGTAGCCCTCGTGCACATACTCGTGGTACTCACCATTGATCGGGCAGGTGAACATCAGCTCATCCCGTCCCCGTCGATGGAGCGACGACCCCACGGGTTGACACTCCAACCCTTCGGAGTGCTCTCCGCCACCTTGGCAGTGGCGTCAGCGAGGTTGTTGGCAGCGTAGTTGTATGCTGCCTCCCCGCTCAGCGAAGACTCAAGAGCCTTCTCGGTTGAGGTGGACTCTCGGTTGACCTTGTTGCTGAAGAAACCCATCAGGATTCCCAATCTTCGTCAGTGCCCGCCTTGATGGGCTCCATGAATGTGATGTCTTCCGTTGTGGCGACATCTTCGATCTGGCAACGAGCCGCGTCGACAGGAAGTGGGAAGCAGGTTGCACCCGACTCGTCACTCTTGCCGTTGCGGTTCTTCACGACTGCATAGAACATGTTGCCATCAACCATGTTGCAGGTGATGATCAACTCGGGAAGCTGGTTCGCCTTGCCCATGATTGCCGAACGTGGAGGGCAGGGTTCACCCTTGAACTGCTCGGATGTGTGGTGGAAACCAACCACTGCTGCATTGGTCTCCTGTGCAATCTCCTTGAGCGCTGGCATCAGTCGCCAGTAGTTCTGCTCACTGACACCCTCATGCTCAACGTTCATGAGGATGTCCACGAAGATCGCGTGAGGATACTGTCCGTACTTCTCGCGGAATGCTTCGGCATTCCGTGCCACATCCTCAAGACTCGGTGCACTGGAGAACTCGAACTGCACCAGGCCAAGCCTGGCCAGGATGCTCGACGCCCTCTCCGGTGCCTCCTTGAGTACCACCGTAGCCGCACTCTGATCCACACCCGTAAGCATGGAGACAGTTCGCTTGATGATTGTGAATGGAGTGGAGTCGTTGGACACGTACAGACTGGGCACTGCCATGTTGTGCACCATGTTCAGTGCGGTGATGGTCTTGCCGGACCCTGGTGGTCCGGCGATGATGCTGACTGCACCACGGTAGAATAGTGCTTCTGTTGCTGCGAACTTGAAGAACGGAGCGGGAAGGGGGAGCGAGGACTCCATGTCCTCGAACACCAGCCTACTGAGTGTCCTCAAGCATTCACCTCCTCTGGCATACTGTCAGCCTTGCGCTGATTGCACGGACCGCACATCAGTTGGATGTTCGAGTACGCCAGGGTTCCACCTTTGCTTTTCGGTATGCGGTGATCCAGTGTCATCCTCTCCAGCGGAAAGGACTGACCGCACCCGGCACAGAACTTCTGGCCACATGCGTAGTACAGCACATACCTCTTCTTCGCGATTGATCTGC